GCAATACTAACAGCAAGCCGAGATCACTTGTTAGCATTCTGAAACCTCTACAATACATGTATATTGTACTATGGTATAGACTTGAACTTGCTATAGCACGTGATAAAGGTAAAGTTGTTAATATGGATATTACATAGATACCTAAGTCTATGAATATCACACCTGATCGTTGGATGCATTACTTGTCTTCTGTAGGTGTAAACTTTATTAATCCGTATGAAGAAGGTTGGAATATACCAGGTAGAGAAGGCGGAAAGCCTGCTACGTTTAATTAGATCACTGCTCTCGATCTTACTATGTCGAACGTAATAGCTGAGTATATACAGCTGATGGATAAGATCGAACAGCTAGCTGGTACAATATCAGGTATCACAGAACAACGTGAAGGAGCTATTAGTTCTAATGAGCTTGTAGGTAATGTAGAGCGTTCAGTTGTGCAATCGTCACATATTACAGAGCCTTTGTTCTGGGTTCATAACCAGTGTAAGAAACATGCTTTAAATATGCTCTTAGATACAGCTAAAGGAGCATGGGCTTAGACAGGTAAGAGTAAGCTTAGTTATATCTTCGATAATGGAGAACGCGCTTACATAGATATACAAGATAAGTTCTTCTATGAAGATATGGATGTATTCGTAACAGATACTTCTAAGGATCTTGAGAACATACAGAAGTTACAACAGCTTATACAACCTGCTATGCAGAATGGCGCCAGTCTGTTAGAAGCAGCTGAGGTTCTTACGAACGATAACTTCAATATCATTAAGCAGAAGCTTAAGGAGATGCAAGAGCGTCAAGAACAAGCTCAACAGCAAGCACAAGAAGCTGAGCAACAGCAAGCAGTACAGCTCCAGCAGATGCAGAATGAGCAGCGTGAACAAGAGCTTATGCTCGAAGAAGCTAAGATGGAACTTGAGCGTTATAAGATTGATGCTGATAATCAGACTAAGATAGCTGTAGCTGAGATTAGTGCTTATCGTGGTACTGAAGAGAAGGACGCTAACAACAACGGTATACCTGATCCTATGGAGATTGCTAAAGATGCTACACAACAGCGTAAGATAGCATCTGATGAGTATACTAAGCGTTACGAAGCACGTCAGAAGAAAGAGATAGAAGATAAGAAGATTGAACTCGAAAAGGAGCGTATGCAACACGAAATGAAGTTATAGAAGCAGAAAGATGATGCTGCTTTGGAGCGTGAACGTGTAAAGGCTAGAGCTGCTATTCGTAATAAAGTCTCTGGTGAGAAATGACGTACTCTGAAGAACAAGAGCTTCTATAGCTCACACGTGAGAATAATCAATTGTTAAAACTTATACTGAGATACGTTTAGCATGATGAAGGTAATGATTTTATTACTAACATCATTGCTAACGTGATCGGTAATAGAATAGACCCAAGTTATGCAAGATCCAACTGAATTTAGAGAAAGATTTAAAGCCTATAAGGAAGGTAAGAAACCTTATGAGAACGGACTCCCTGTATACTAGGGATTTAAATCTACACTCCCACCCAATCAGAAGAATACTCCAGAAGGTTCATATAGAACACAAAGATATTGGGAGTTGAATGGTAAACCAAAAACGTTTGGTGAAGCTATAGGACGTGGAATGTATAATTACGATTTTAGCGATAACGCATGGCATGCTAATTCTGTTACATACAACGAAGGTACTGGTAATTATGAGTTCATGAAACCAAACTGGCACAGCACCAAGATGTATGAAGACGCTTGGTACTATGGCAAAGATGGGGAAGAATTCAGAAATTAGTATACTAGGGAACCCGGAGTTGCATATGATAAATATGTTCCTCGCAAGAAAAATGATGGAAGAATTCATGTTGGTTTTAAGAACGGTAAACTACCTAGATACGGTGGAGGTTTGATACCATATACATCTTCTGATGGCACTTAGTATAATATAAATCCTAACGCAGTAGGATCCGAACAGTTAAATGTAACTACACCTGAGATTGTTGTTACCGGTAAAGATAGACGTCCTTTATATCAAAGATATGATGCAAAACATTCTGCGTATGATAGAGCTACTGTAGATGAATTTGTAAGATTGGTAGATCCCACTGGAGTTCTCAGTATTCCACAGTTAATAAATTCTAGTAAACATTTGTTAAATGACCCGTCATTATCAAATGCTACAGACTTTGGGTTATCTATGTTATCAACATCTCCATTAGTTGGAAAATATAGCAGATCTTTTTCTAAATTGGCTGGTTATAACAATTTATTACGATTTCAAAACATTATATCGTCGCCCGTAAGAATGCCATTAAAATGGTTGGCAAAAGACAATGCCGTTGACGAATTATCTAGAATATTAAGCGGAAAATTTTTAGGTAAAAATACAAGAATAAATACGCCGATCTTGTTGAGTAGAATATTAACATAGTCTGATCCAGATTTAATGTATTACGGCGCAAGGCACAGCAGTGGAGAACCATTCCTCGCGTATCGTGGCCATAAATTTACAGGATCTTATGATTATTCTAATGACAGAACTAAAAATGCATTATCTGACAGATATGCAGGAGATGCTGCTAATGATGATCGAGATTTAGTAAAAGCGTTTGTGTATGGAGAAGCCTTACCACATAGGATGAAAGATAGCCTTGGTATAAGAAGATACAAGGGATATATTGCGCCTACTGTGAAAGATACTATATATTTAGACCCATCATATAAAAGTACATTAGATTCTCTTATTAAGAATAATACGATTACGCAATTCAACGAACAGTTTCTGCGAAAAGATGGAGATCCAAGGTTTAGTAAATAGATTTTAGACAATGTAAAGCGAGGATAGCTTAAATTCAATAAAGATGAAGATCAATATTATGCAAACCTATCCGATTTATGGGATTTAGGAGGATCTACATTCTTTGTTGGAGATATGTTTTAGAATCGTGTAATTGACAATGGCGGAGGTCCGTTTTTTCTAGAACAAAATTCACCAATAAAATTTACAAAAGACTCTAGAAATGATATTCTTCCGACAATAGCTCCTAAATTATCATTATATAGGAATAAATATAATAATGTACAATAGTACAAAGATGGTAAATCCCCTATACGTATAAAACCTGAGAATAGGGGAAAGCTTACTAGACTAAAGAAGAGAACTGGCAAATCAGAGTCAGAATTGTACAATGATGGTAATCCGGCACACAAGAAGATGGTTGTGTTTGCTAGGAATGCACGCAAATGGAAACATTGACATAACAGAATAAACTGTACAAATTAACTTACATATTATAATATGAAGAAAAAGAATACTATTCCGAGCGAATTTAATGCTATTCTTGATAACATGTATACTAATCCTGAAGGTCAGGAAGGTATAACAGATATTGATGAAGTTATTGAGCAACAGCAGTTTAATTCAATCGAAGAAGAAATTAAGAAGAATAATGAAGAGCCGCCAGTGAATAATCCTGAGGACGGCAAGAACAGCGGATCTGACGATCCTAATGCACACGAGGACAATACTGAAGAACCTCCTGTGGTTAATAATCCTGAACCTCCAGTGAATGAACCACCTGTAGAGGAACCTAAGAATGATGAGGAACCTACAGATGCAGATGTAGTAGAAGCACAATAGGTTGGTCTGCTATTTGATGCTATTGGTAATTCACTTGGTTGGAATATGGACGAGATTGATGAGAAGGATAGACCTTTGACTGTAGATGATCTTACACAGTATTTTACTGATGTAGTTAATCAGAACTCAGTTCCACAATACGCAGACGAGCGTATACAACAGCTTGATGAGTATGTGAAAAACGGAGGTAAGTTTGAGGACTTCTATCGCAGACAACAAGAGGCTCTTACTCTTGACGGTATTGATCTCGAAGATGAGAGTAATCAAAAGGCAGTAGTACGTGAATTCATGCAGCGTGCTGGCTATACTGACGAGCAGATTAATAAGAAGATCACTCGTTATGAAGACAGCGACGTACTGTATGATGAAGCGGAGGATGCGCTTGGCAGATTAAAGGCTATCAGACAGCAAGAGGCTGAACAGTTAGCCCAACAGCAAGAAGCTTATGCAAAACAACAGGAAGAGCAATCTAGAGAGTTTTTTAATACAGTAACTAAAGATATAAATGCTCTGACTAATATACGCGGCATAAACGTTCCCAAAGAAGATCGTAAAGCATTGTTTGATTATATTTTCAAAGTTGATCAGAATGGATAGTCACAATATACAAAAGACTTCAACAAGAATCTTTCAAAGAATCTGATCGAATCTGCATACTTTACAATGAAGGGAGATAGTCTTGTATCAACTGCTAAGAAAGATGGAGAGTCATCCGCTGCTGAAAAACTTAGGAATATGCTTCGACATTCAACAAAAAATCACAGTTCATACAATGTCGAAGATAAACAGAAATCAGTAACAGACCTGGTCAACGGGTTGTTCTGATACAAGAATAAAGATTTAAACATATATGAATAATACTTTACTTAACAATCTCCAGCTGTATCGCGGACGTCGTTTCAGCGACCTGGTAGATGAGAACATGATTTCTAACGCTCTGCTGACCAAGCCTCACGAGGTATCTGGTCTTCTTTCACTGGTATTCGGTACTAAGGATGATGGTATTTCAACTACCATCGACTTGCTGACTGGTGGTCTGGGCAAAACAATGATTATCGAGAACCGCGAGTTCGAATGGGCTGTTCAGGTTGATTCTGATCACGCTGTTAACATTCGTTGGGCTAAGTGGAATGGTCAGGAAGTTTCTTACTCTAACTACTCTACTATCACTCCTGGTTTGAACAACACTCCTATCTACCTGGCTCTTGAAGAGCGTTGGTTCGGTCCTGGTGCTGTACTCTCTTTCGATGACTACAAGTTCCAGGTTCGTACAACTGGTCTTCCTTATCAGGATGGTAGCGCTTGGGTATACGAGTGTTACGTAGTTGACCAGAGCAATGCTGCTTATATTCCTGGTGAGTTCCTACTCCCAGGTCGTCAGGTAAGCCGTATGGGTTCTGCATACGAG